ATCTCGCTTAATTACTTTGCGATCAATTAAATCGGAATCTTCTAGCTCACCAAGTTCTTGCATATCGCCTTCGACTTGATAGATCGTATGATCGTAATCAGTTTGCGGTTTAGGGTCGTGTACTGCTACTGTACGACGAATAAGTTGTGGTAGCTCTAGTTTACGCCACTCATGTGTTAGAGTGGCGGTATCCAATATAACAACACCAGTAGCTACATTATGACGATGAAAGCTAGTAGTAACTGGACTTCCAGGATAAATAATATTTTTCTGAGAGTTTTCGTAGCTGTGCAAGTCGCCCGCTAAAACTACTTTCCAGCGAGCAAATAATTCTAAATCTAGTTCAGGCTTTACGTGTGGCGGAATCTCTCCACGAGCATGAGTAAAGCAAATATCGCCACATACTAAGTGAGGCGATTTTTCAAATTCTTTTAGTTTATTGTATGGAATAAAATCCATATTGTCCAGTCGGTAAAAATCATCAATAATTTCTACTTTGGGATTTAAGCGATTTGTAACTTGTTTTAAGTTAGATAAAAAAGTTGTGTCTTTTTTAACTGCTTCATGGTTTCCAGCATAAATAATTGTAGGAATCTTGCAAGCATTAACCAAATCAAAATATGTTTCTAGTTCTTCCATGTTAGGAAGTTTATCAAAAACATCGCCACCAACTACAAAAAGATCACACTCACTTTGTAGTGTTTCTAGTTGTCGCCACAGCATATTAAACCTATTCTTAGCCCATTCAACAGGTACGTTCTTTTGACCTAATTTGATATGGACGTCAGCTGTAAATAATACTTTCATATTGCCTTATGAGACAGAAAAGCCCGCTAAGCAAATAGTTTAGCGGGCTTTAGTTTTTTAACCAAGTTCTTTGACTGCTTCTTGCTCAGAAGAAGGCGTATCACCATCTTCTTCAGTATTGCTAGTAATCTTTTCTAACAAAGCTTTTACATCTGCTTCCGTAGGACGAGCAAATTTCTCGTCAATAGATTTAGCAGCATCAGCCATAGCACGCTCTTCAGCGCTTAGTGGGCGGGCTTTGCAACGTAAAACTTGTAGGGTATACTCAACATTAAAAGGCAGGGGGCCTGTCTTTACACGCTTGAATACAACATCCCAACCTGTATCATAGTCAGTAGGGTCTCCTAAATCTTCAGCCGCTGTAACGATTTGCTCAAACAACTTCTTTTTCAAGTTAAGAGCAACAACTTTTTGCGACTTAGGGTCGATACAATTTACAGAGTAACTCCAAGAGCATTTTGCTTCTGGAAAGTACTCAGTAACATGGTCTTTTTCAATGTTATCAAACTTTTCTTTTTCACGACTAAATGCTAGACATTCAACTGGAATATCCTTGTTATTAGTGCCTTTGAGCCAATAAATATATCGTGGAAGAACTCCGCCAATTAAGCGGACTGTATTTTCGCCATCTTTGTATTCGTAAGAATCAACTTTATTTGATTGTGCTTTACCTTTGGTATTTTTAAAGCTAAGTGCCATTTTTAATTTTCCTCGTATTTGAAATGAATTTTGTTTTCTGTTATTTTTAGTAGCGGATTTGATTTTATTGCGTTTAGGTCAATATCTGAATAAAAAGATAGGTCTAGATATGTATATCCGTAATGTTTATATATGGCGTAATTTCTACGCCCCGCTAACCTTATGTATTGTGCTTTATGTACAATATCTGTGCTGGTATCAGTAAATAAACTAGCAGGGTTTATTAGAAAACTATTACCCTTTAAGTTAAAAATCGGTTTGATCTTACTGTATTGGTTTTTAGGAATAGATTTTCTAATAAAATGCAATCTTAAAATTTCAACTAATTTTACGGAGTCGCATTGTGTTGTGGACTCAAGTAATCCAAGGTTGAAGAAAAGGGTCATATACTGAAACTTAATAATATTATACCATTTTGGATACCATTTGACAAGTGAAATTTTATCTACGCTAACACTTTCCAGCCTTTGCGGAGATAAAGCCCTAACCTATCTGTATTTTGCTTCTTGTCAGCGTATCCAGCAAATTGAATGTCTACTATGATTGGGTCTAGTTTCCCCTCATGCATCCGCATAATTCTACCAGCAATCTGTTCTAGTAAACTGTCGTTTGACATAGGAACTGCTAATATTACGCAAGAAAGGATGTTGATTGAAATTCCCTCTGAAAATATTTGCCTGCTTCCAGCAATGCACATTTTTTCTTTGGCAAGGATTTGCTCTTTTGCTCGTTGTCTATCTTCAAAACTGGTTCCCCCAGTAACCAACAAACACGTTTCACCAACATAGTCTTTTACCTTTTCTAAGAATTCTACTCGATCAGCTATAACTAAAACACTATGCCCTTCAGCAATGTGCATTTTAGCTATGTCTGCAATAAATTGTCTGTATTTATCATCTTGAGTAAGATCAGTAATCTTTTCTACCCAAGTAGCATTTGGTTTAAGTGTAATCCCACTTTTAACCATGTGGATGGTAGGCGGTATAGTATTAGAAGCAGGAGGCTTTAATACTGTTGTACCAAAATAATCTTTAAATAAGATATGCTTACCATCTTTTCGTATCATTGTACCACTAAGAGCTATTCGGTATCTGGCGTGAAAACTATCTACTGTGGCTGCAAATGTTGTTGCAGGACAGTGATGCGCTTCATCTAGTATAACTGTGCCAAATTCTTTTGCAAGCTCAGCGGTATGCTTTACAAGTGTCTGTATGTTTGCAACTGTAATAAAGTGGTCTTCGTAATCTAAATCACCGCCACCAATAACGCCACAACTACAACCAAATAGAGTTTCAACTTCTTCAACCCACTGGTCTCTGAGAGCCGCAGTGTGAGTGATAACTAATGTTTTTTGTCCAAACTTGCGGGCAAGGTGTAAGGCTGTGAAAGTCTTGCCCCAACCTGGTAAAGCGTTTATAAAGCAAGTATCTGCGACTTCGTCATAGATTGTTTGCTGATCTTCGTAAAGCTCAAATTTAGGGACAGGGAATGGAACAGGAACTAAAACTCGTTTATCTATGATTTCGTAATCTTGTGGTATTAGATCACTACGTCCTTGCGGAATAGAAAGAATACCTTTGATTAACGACTTATAGTTTTTAATTGTTTCAACACTAGCAAACTTCTTTGACCCAGTATCTTTGTGAATTTTGTAAGTAAGAGATTTAATTATGTGTTTAGTATGCTCTACACCTGGATTGTCTAAGTATATTCTGTTTGATATAACTGCTTTTGCCATTATACTAATCTCCACGTATCTTTTTGAGGATATTCATAGTAGCCGTAAAATAGGTAGCTGTTATCCATATATAGAACTCCTGCGTATTGGTGATAGCTTTCAGGCTGAATCATAGTTTTAAATCTATGAGACACACCTTCTAGTTCTAATACACACCCTATGCCATCCGCAGGTAACACTTTAGTAATCTTCTTTGTTGTCAGCTTGGCGCGCTTAGATTTTTTATGTTGAAAAACCTGTCCGTGGCTATCAATAAACCACGTTGTCGATTTTGCTAACTTAATAATATCTACAAGAAAGTATACTGCTGAACTTATAGGAAACAACGTTGCTTTGCCTTGCAAAGCGAGTCTTCGTAAGCCTAGAGTTGGCTTATTGATGGACTTATCGTCTACAAACCTATAGTTTGTTGTGTGTTCAGCAGTATCCTTATCGCTATATTCTGATTTATAATATACTATATCGCCATCTTGTTCAGGTTGTTTTTCACCCAGCCTGAACACGGGAAATACGATCTCCTGCAGCTTCATAGTACTCCTCCCATACGCCAAAACTGTAATCTTCGCCAATGTCTTGATCTACACCAATAGGGAATCCAGGAATACTACAGCCCCAGTCTTGCTGTGTGTTACGTTTTAAGATTTCACAATACTGTTCTACGTGCTCTTCTTTAACCAGTGCCACAATCGAGTCGTGTACAAGCATAAAGATTTTAGCGTCAATATTGGCTTTAATAATATCATTAGCAGTGCCCATAGCACCAAGCAAATTAACGTCACTAGCAAGAGACTGGACTTCAGCATTAATGCCGCTACGTACTTCGTGAGCTGCAATACCTTTGTCACTAGAAAATACATTAGGAAGACGACGCTTTCTACCAAAATAGCTATAAGTATAACCATTTTGTTCAATAAAGCTTTTACGTGTATCCAACCAGCTTTTAAGTTTACTAAACTTCTTAAAATACGATTTAATATCCTCTCTAGCCCTATCTACTGGATACTCTTCACCAGTAGCTTTTGATACAGTCTGAGATACTTTATTAGCACCTGATCCATACAAAATACCGAATGAAATAGCTTTAGCACTCTGACGCATACTGCCGTATTTTTTCTTTACATCTTCAACATCGCATGGCAAATCAAACACCATTTTAGCAATTGTTGAGTGAAAGTCGCCTCCGCTAGAGAACACTTCTTGCAATTTCTTGTCACCTGACAGCACAGCAGCGTAATACATCTCGGCTGTGGTCAAGTCTTGCGAAACGATCTTAAAACCCTCTGGAGCTTTGATGCAACCTTTGATAATAGGATTGTCGCGAGGTATTTGCTGAGCGTTGAACTTCCCAGAACTACTA